ACGACAATGAGAAGAGAATTGCGAGCACCCCTCTTCATTTAATTAATACTGGGAATATTATTTACGACGGGAGTTGATTTCTTCTGATCCCGATACACACCCACCATGAGTCGGATCGTTACCGCCAAAAAGGAAATTGCCCAAAACAACCGGAGTTTCGTTTCTTTATTCATACTTACATTTAATAAATATTATTTATACCTGCATTTTAGAAATACGTCGAGCCATATAAAGAATCAATATGAACATGACGATGTTAAATAAAGTGACACATATCAGATATGGAAAAATTTTCTTTCTTAAAGGTTCGACGACACGTTCTTGTAGTGCGGAATTTTTCGTCACAATATCTATTGCCTGATTAGTAAGATCATCGATGGATTGCTTCATTAAAATAACGCCACAGAAAAATACTGAAAATAAAATCACGATACATAAAAGGGAATTTAAAATATTACAAGAACACCTTAAATCAAACACAAACGTGATTATATGTGGAAATGTAGGAAGCGGTAAGACACATTTTCTGGATTGTATCCTTAATGATAGGAATAGTATCGAGATAACACATGAAAATATATCAAATAAAACCGCGTTTCTGGATCGTGTTAGAGGCTCCCATAAACATCTGTTTATAGACGATTACGACCCCACATACTACCCATATAAAAATATATTTCAAAGTATATGTGATGGGGTTAAATATACCAATGGTTCCCATATAATAACAACCAGTAGTTTCTATCTAGGAGTACCAAATTTTGAGGTGATTTACCTACCGGTTCCATCTATTAACAAATTATTGAGTATAGATTCTAGAACCGGAGCTAAGGCGGCGGCCGAAAGATCACACGGTAATATCAGAAACTTTTTATCGTATCTAGATGATGAATCCGATGAAAAGGATATTTTTAAAACGCCGAAAGAGTATATATACGATGTACTTTGTGAAAGCACGAATGATATACTATTAGATAGTAGATTAACCGAACACGGTCATATATCAGATATATTCCAAGAAAATTACATAGATTCCAAAAATGTAAATTATGTGCGCGCCTCGCGTTCTTTCTCGGACACAGATATATATGATTCATCGATATACGCCGGATGTTGGGAACTCATGCCATATTATGCGTTATCGTCGGTTTCTATACCAAAATCATGTATGGGGAAACCACTCAAAAGGGAAAATATTAGACCCGGTAGTTCATGGACAAAGTTTGGAAACATGAAAATGCGATATCAAAAAGTAAGAGCTATAAACCGTAGAACTAGGAATATAGGTGTATCGGTCGGTGTGGATGAATTATGTTTGTTAAAAAAGCGTGCCGAACAGGGAGATATAGACATTCTCATGAAATATAATTTATTGCCGGCGGATTTTGATGTCATGAATCACCTCGCAATTTCAAGCAAGTTAAAACAGAAACAGGTTACTCATATAAAAAAGTCCATGAAAAATGCCCTCCAAGGACAGTGATGAAACAGAAGATAAAAGTGATACAACACAAGTCATAGGTAACGAAATACTATTTTATGGTGAAATATCGGTGGAGAATATATTAGAATTTATAGAAAAGTTTAAGAAACTTGAAATAGAACTTCTCAAACGATCCGCAGACCTCATAGACTATTCGCCGGTGATACGGGTTCATATCATGAGCGAGGGTGGTGATATATTTAGTGGAATGAATGCCATGAATGTAATAGAGAGGTCGAGGGTAAAAGTAATCACCATAGCACAAGGAGCGTGTTGTAGCGCCGCGACATTTATGTTGATGGGTGGTCAAGAGAGAAGGATTGGCCAAAATGCGTACGTGCTCATTCACCAACTGAGCACAGAGATATGGGGTAAATTTCATGAAATCAAGGATGAATTGAAATCCTGTAAAAAATTCATGAAATGTATAAAAGATCTTTTTATGGGTAAAACGGAAATCCCCGAAAAGAAATTTGACAAATTGATGAAGAAAGATTTATATTTAGATGCTAAAAAGTGTATCAAGTATAAGATAGTTCACGCGATCGACTGATGTGTGTATATCTAACATATAATCCCACCACACAAAATACAATAAAAATTATAGAAAGTGTATTTAAATTCATGGGCACTTCTGTGACTTCTGGAGGCCTAAGTCGTTCCATCCTTCCATAATTTACAACTGGAATCATAGTTACTTAAAATCAACAAATTAATTTTAAGAATGCAACGACTTATCAGAAAAAGCAAAAATGGTCAAGACCGATTTACGGATATTCGCGTGGAAGACAATGAGGATGGTACCGCATACATTGTAAAAACATCTGGAATTGTGGGTGGTAAGGAAACCGTATCAAAAACGTTAGTAACTACGGGATACGAAAAGGCACTCGGACGTGCGCAGACCATGTGGAATAATGAACACATGAAGGTGACACACATCATGCCCATGTTGGCAAATAAATGGGAAGATCGTCACAAGTACATTTCAGAGCCGTTTTACGTCCAACCGAAACTCGACGGTGTTCGTCTTTTAGTGTCGAAGACTGGGTGTTATTCACGAACGGGAAAACCGGTCCACGGCGTCGAGCATTTGGGGTGTGAACTCAAAGATGGGGAATGGCTCGATGGTGAAATGTACGCACCGGGCATGACGTTTGAAGAAATTACGAGCGCATTCAAAACGAATCCACACGCGCTCACATTTTATGTGTTTGATTATTTTGATACGAACCGTCCAGATTTGCCGTTCGCGGAACGTCAGAAGTACACGACGGTCGAGACCGTGCTCGTCAAATCAAAAGACGATATCTCCATGTACCACGACCAATTTGTCGAACAGGGTCACGAGGGCATCATGATTCGCGATGCCGTGAGTACGTACGAAATCGGTAAACGGAGTAATTACCTTTTGAAATACAAAGAGTTCCAGACCGAGGAGTATGAGGTTGTGGGTGTGAAGGAAGGCACGGGGCGTGAGAAAGGGGCTGGCATTTGGGAGTGTCGCACCGGGAATCGCGTGTTCTCAGCCAAACCCGAGGGGACCTTGGAATTCAGGCGACACTTGTTTCGGGATCGTGAAAAGTACATCGGTAAAATGCTCACGGTTCGGTTCCAAAATCTCACGGCACTCGGCGTGCCTCGATTTCCGGTGGGTGTGGCGATTCGCGATTATGAATAATGTTAGTGAATTTTAATATGCAAAGAATAGCTGTTGATCTCGATGAAGTCCTCGTTCCGTTCGTTCGACCCATGGCTGCATGGCACCGACGCGAAATGCCCAGTGCACGCAAATACAAATACGTCTACAGAGACATGTTCCAAGTGTCCGAAGAAGAATCACAACGCATGGTTCGTGATTTCTATAAAACGCCCGAGTTTTTGTTCCTTCACCCGATCCTCGGGTCACAACGCGCGATGTTGCGCATGCGCCGAGGTGCAAATAAAATGTACATCGTGACGGGACGCCAAGACGCCGCGCGAGAACAAACGGAATTATGGGTCGATCGAAACTTTCCGGGTATTTTTGATGACGTCATTCTCACGAACAGTTATACACCCCACGAAGTTTCAAAAGTGGATATATGTCGGTCTCTCGCTATAAATTCTATTATTGATGATAATATCGATATATGTAACGATTGTATCAACAATGGGATAAAAGCTATAAATTTTATCGGTGACGGTACAGAAATATATCCGTGGTGTTGGAGTCCGAACTTTCCGGAAACAGATATGTTAAAAATGCAATATGGGTGGAAGAAATGGAAACCGTATGATATTTAATTTGGAGGGGTGGGCCAAACAATTTTACTAGGAATGTTATTTTCGTCTAGTGTGATTGGTTGTGTACTCGGTAGGTCTCGAAGAGCTTGCCTGTATACAGCCCATTCACTTATTTTTGTCTCTTCGAGTGGACAATCACGTGTTTGTGTCCAATCGGACCTCATTAGAAGTTTCGCTCGTTCTTCCCTTAGCCTGTACAACATACCGGCTATAATGGCTTCTGGGGGTATATAGTTAGGGTTATCCATATATATATTCATGACATTATTTTAATTTAGAAGAAAAGAACTTACCGATTAGAAAGCCATCAGTCGAGTGATCTCGACGCTGACGCCAGGTAAGGTAATGTTGGCGTACCCCAGTATCTGTAATTTCGCAACCCCATAGTTTCCTGAGCTTCCGTTACTTTTAAGCCGGAACTCAAGACGGTTTGCCGCTCGATGATGATACCATTGATTCGTTTGGAGAGTTTCCTCCGGTGCCCAGGTGTAGTAGCTTCCTGTACCATCGTGTATCCGCGCCACACACGCGGCTCCACCGAACCAATACGGTGAGGTCGTGCCCCAAGCCACATGTATTACGAATACACCGTGTCCATAACCACCGAAGTTCCCTATATCGTGCCATTGACCAGAAGTCATGGAGACACTATTGCTAAATATTTGGTTCCTCTTCAATGCAGATCCCATATCGACTACTCCCGGTATCTTAACCTCGTAGCTCGAATGACCCAAACGTAATGGACCATTATCATTTCGGATTGTGTAGCAACTTGCTCCACCATCAGTAGTTCTCGCACTACCGTTGATGAAATGTGTCGCGCCCCCACTGCTTGTACCGGGTAGGGGAGCGTTTATAATGAAGCTGTAATCATTTGTGGCGACGGTCGGTGTCATTTTTTGGAAGGGGGCGTGTTGGGGGCCTACCATTTGCAGATTCCCGTACGCGGTTATACGCACCTTTTCAGACGCGGGTGCGTTACTATCTGGATTTGTCCAGAATTGAAGTTCTGAACCATAATTGTTTCCTCCTCTTGCGTTGATAATGCTTGAATTTCCTCTATCTCCCGAATTAGCAGAGTTGTACATTTGAATACCACAAATGTCACCCGCCGCGTTAACTTTATGCCCCCTGATCCTGATATATTGCGGAGTCGTTTCGGCATTACCCCCAACTTGTAATTTTACACCTGGATTATTCGTCCCGATGCCGACGTTGCCGTTACCATTATTTATGGTAACCCGCGTGTTTACGACGCCATTGGACATCGTTTTAATCTGGAAAGGAACGACACCATTCCCTTCGTCTTTACTACTTATAATAGTTCCATAAACATCATTTCCAGTTTGTAGAAATAATTGATTTTCTGAACTTTTTATTTGCAATTTGTACGAAGGTGAGTTCGTCCCGATTCCCACGTTGCCGGTTGGGGTAATTCGCATGCGTTCGTATGTTGTGATATCTGTAATTGCGAGATCCGACGTCTGGTTCGGTCCAGTATGTGCATAAAAGCATATATTTCTAAATTGAAGATCTATAGCAGTAAAACCTCGATTAGATCCATCAGATTTCGCCGTAAATGTTGAATTACCAGTTCTAATGAGTGATTTTGTGAGGAATGTGTCGTACCAATCCAGTGCCGCATGATTACCACTAAATACACCGAACGTGGACGGGGCATTTGCGTGTGTAGAAATGAAATTTCCACTAAGGTACGAGTTACCAATGACCTCTAATTTATGAGCTGGACTCACCGCCCCGATGCCGACGTTGCCGTCACCAGTCACGACCA